GACTGAGCCAGAGCCGCCCCAGATGCGTGACGGCGTCATTGGCCAGATAGGTCCGGGTGGCGGACCACGCGGGAACACCCCGCTCTGTCGCGCCCTTCAGAAACAGCGTTCGGTCCGCCAGTTCGCCGATGCCGATGTTGATGGGCCCGGCTTTTGGCGAACGGCTGGGCGCACCTCCCCGGACCGGGTCTGTCGTCTCGATCTGATAGACCGAGCTGTGCCAGATCGCACTCTCGCTGAATTCCGCCATTATGCCTCTCCGAATGTGTAAGTGCCGTCGGCCAGGATTTCGCCGTCGAACAGGAACTGCGCCGCCGCGAAATCCAGAGCGTCCAGACGGCACCGCGCCGGTGCCGTCGTTCGCAGGATCGCGCGGACAGCCAGGGCTTGTTTGATCGTGATCGGGCTTGCCATGACGACGCGGTACGCGGCCCAGTGGCCTGCGCCCTCAAACGTCTCGGTCCCGTCGGCTGTCAGCTCGCCGTCGAAAGAAAAATTCGCCCATTGTTCAAGCACGACAGCATCGGGAAACCCCGCCGCCGACAGCGCGCGGCGGACCGACGCCAGCGTTCCCTTGCGCCGGTGCACCCCGACACTGGCCGCGATCACGTCGCGCTGTTGCGCTTCGGTCCAGACGCTTTCCCATTCGTCGACACTCACCGTCCAGGCAAGCCACGGCAGCAAGTGCGCGGGGCACTGGGCCGGGTTCCACAGATCGCGCAGGGGCACCGGCATGGCAGTAAGACGCGCGGCCGTAGCGTCGAACGCGCGCTCGACCGGCGTGGCGTTGGGGGGCAGCAGCTCAGACATCGACGCCCCCATCGGTCACGGTCACGGCCGCGGCAAACGGGGCCGTGCGGGCGTCCACAAGAATGTCGGACACCGGCTGCGACAGGTCCACGCGCGTCACGCCGGGCCGGTGCAGGGCTGCATAGATCGCCGACAGCGTCACCGATCGCCCCAGCCGGTGCTGGTTGGTCACATGAGCGGCCACAGCATCGCGTGCGGCCTGCACGATCACCGCGCCGTCGGGGCCCGGCTCGACATACAGCGTGGCCACCACCTGGTAATCCACCACGCTGGCGCTCTCCACGAAAACCGTGTCGCACAACGGGCGCACGTCCTCGGCTGAAAGGGCATTCGTCACGGTCTGCACCAGGGCGACCGTCGGCGTGCCGCGCCCGGTGCGCGACAGCACACTCACGGTGACTTCGCCGGGGTCCAGGTTCGACACCGCGACATCCTTCACATCGGCATCCGCGCTCAGGGCGTGGAATGTGTACGCGCCGATGGACCCGGCCGAGGTCCAGCTTTCAGGGGCCAGCTGCACGCGGGCGCGGAAGTTGGTGTCGGTTTCCAGAATTGCCGGGACCACCGGGATCGCCGCGGCGTCGCCGGGATCGAGCACCAGGCGGGTGACCCCGAACAGTGCCGCAAGGTTGTCCAGATCAGCGCCCTGCGCGCTTGGCAGCATGCAGGCCCTGACCCCGTCATTCACGCGCTGGCGCACCAGCAGCTCACGGTAGGCAAGGACCTGTGCGACAACCGACACCATGGAACTTTCGCGCGCGAAGTCATCGGCCAGGTCCGGCACGCGCGCTGTCACGTAATCGGTGATCTCGCTCAGGATGGTTTCGAACGCCAGCACCTCGATGGCGTCCGGTACCGGGATCCGGCTCAGGTCGACCTGCACACTCATGCGGCGGCCCCCGCAACATCAAGACGCACCGCACCCTGCGGCGTGTCGGCATCGATGACGAAGGCCAGTTGCCCGGCCTGGGCATCGGCCAGCTGCACCCGGCGCAGCGTGATGCGCGGCTCCCAGCGGGCCAGCGCTTCGGCCACGGCGGCGAACAGGTCGACCATCGTCTCGCCGTTGATCGGGGCGTCGATCAGGCGCGGCAGGTCGCTGCCGAAATCGCGGCGCATGACCCGGCTGCCCTTCGGTGTGGACAGGATCGTGGTGATCGCCTCGGAAAGCTCTCGTGTGTCCGGGATTTCGCGGCCCGTGAAACGGCTGATCCCGGTCATGACGGGCCACCGGTCGTGCCGCCGCTGGCGCCCGGGTGCGTGTGGCTGTTCAGGCTGACGGATCCCGCCTTGACGTCGCCGGTGGTTTCGATGTCGCCGCTGGCGCGCATCTTGCCCGCCTGGACGCTTGCGCCGCCCACGGCCACGCCGCCCGCCGCGGTGATGTCGGCTTCCGACGCCACATTGCCGGTGACGTCGATTTTGCCGGTGATCTTCACATCGGCCTCGATCTTTACCGTGCCGCCCTTGATGACCATGTCGCCGCCGCGCAGATCGATCATCGGCACGGCCACGTCGCCGCTGGGCGCGTTGCCCGCAAACAGGCTGCAGACCACGAAGGCACGCGCCAGATCGCCTGACGGCGCGCCGACCACGACCTGCTCGCCCACGGTTGGCATCCACCAGACCTGCATACCGCCCGCGCGCAGGGCGTTCACCGGGATCGGATGGGTGCCCAGATCACCGATCTGCACGCGCGCGGTGCCATCGCCGCCCACGGCGGTCACGGTGCCGATGTTCAGCAATCCGGCAATGCGGCGGTCGCATTCTGCGATGGCAAAATCAGACATCCCAGTCTCCAATGGGCCCGTCTCCCGTGGGCCAGTCTCCAATGGGCGTGTAATCATCCTCGTTGTCCGCGCCGATGGCGGGCGCGCGGCTGATATAGACCTGCGGGTTGATCGGGGCGGCATTGGCGTAGGGCTGCAGAACCAGCGGCTGGGTCCAGGTGATGGTAGACAGATGCACCTGGGCCGCGCGTGTGTCGGCGTTGATCATCGGGCGCTGGCGCATCTGCCCGGCGGGGCCACAGGCGGGCAGGCCCCATGCGTTTTCGGGGATCAGGTTCACGATGGCCTGGGTGATGGCCCAGGCACTGGCCCGCGCGCTCAGATCGGTGTGGTTCCGCGTCACGACAAACGCCGCCATGCTGGCCGCGACCTCGTTCTGCTGCCAGCTGATATCGTCGACCTGGTTCAGCCCCAGAACGGCGACCAGCACGGCAGGCGCCCGCTTTGACACACGGCGCAGCTCGGTCGCGTCGAAATCGCCCTCAATCGCTTCGCAGGTCCGCAGGGCGGGCAGGCGGGTCTGAATGGCGGCGGCAATGACCACGGGCAGCTGCGCCAGAAAATCGTCAGGCAGGCTCATGACAGCCCCCCGAACAGGAAATCGGCGGCCAGATCGCGGATGTCGCGCTCGTCTGCGGCCGACACCCCAAGATAGGGGCGCGCGGGGATGTTCTTGCCCACATCCTCGCCACCCATCTGGTGAATTGCGGCATAGACCAGGTTGGAGCCCACCTGAACCTCGGCGGCGGAACTCAGCGCCTGAACGCTGTCCAGAAGATCGTTCTCGCCCTGCAGGATCGACTGGCCGGGGCGTCGGGTCGCGCCGTGCGCCGCGGACCACGGCGCCCAGGGCGTGCCATCGGGCGCGGTTTTCTCATCGGCGATGCGGCGGCGCGTGCTGCTTTCCACAACCGCACCGATCGCACCGGCCAGCGCCAGACGGCGCGCCGCGATCGATCCCGACCAGCGCGCCAGCCCGGTCAGCGCCTGATCAAGGCTGCGGCTTTCAAGGGTGTAGGTGACGCCTGCCATGCTACAGCCCCTCAGTCTTGGCGCGGGTGAACAGGCGCTCGGGGCCGGTGCGCACAATGGGGCGCGGCCCGTCCAGCTTTTCCGGCTCGCCGGGGGCCGACACTTCGGCCAGGCGCATCTTGCCGCTGGCCAGATTGCCCAGCTGTTTGATCGCGTCCTCATAGCGCTGACGCATCTCGTCGCTCAGCACGTCCGGCGTGTTGGCCAGCCGGTACAGCGCGATATCGACGCAAACTTGCGTCAGCAGCCACGGCACCGGGGTGACGGGCGTGTCGTAGCGGACGCGCAGATGGCTGTCGATTTCATCGGTCGCCTGCGTCAGGGCGCGGCTGATCGCGGCCGACGTCTCGCCCGCATTGCCGCCGCGATCCGCCACATGCAGCGCGTCGGCGGAATAGAGCGTCTCGATGTCGTCACGCGAAGCGTAGGCCATTCAATCCTCGTTCATTGCGGCACCGCGGCGGCGGCGACATTTCGGCCCGTTCAAGGCGCGCTCCCTTGCCCCTTCTGCGCGGTATCCGGGCCGGGTGGCGTGAGGGCTCAAGCCACCCGGCAGACCTCAGTCCCCGGGGGGCTGGGCCATCTCGTCGGGGACGGGTGTCGCGCCGCCGTCCGGTTGGGCCCCGGTCGCATCCGCCAGTGCCGTCATCTCGTCCCAGACCGTGTCGCGCAGCTTGCCGGTGATGGCGCGCGCGTCGTCGGGAAGCGCGGTGCGCAGGGCGCCCAGATCGGGTGCGCCGGATTTCAGGAACTCGTCGGGGGTCAGGCGGGTGATCGCGTCCACCATGCGCTGGCGCAGGGCAAGCTCGGTGTCGGGGAACGGGGCGCCGTCCGGCGCGTCCGTTACCACCAGCATCGGATCAGCCTCGATCGAGGCCCATTCGGTGGCGTTGAATGCCGTTTGTGCAAAAGCCGCGCCATCCGCCAGATGCTCGACCCCGGCGCGGAACCGGCGGGCAAGACCCGCCGCCCGCGCCTTGGCGGAAAGGGCAACCCGCCGCATCATGCCAGCCACGGGATTACTTTGACCTCGACCGCCTCATAGTTGGCGTTCGAGGAACCGTCCGCGCCCAGCATGACCTTGACGGTCTTGTTCGCAGCGGCGCGCAGGGCGGGCGGAACGGCAAGAACCGTGGGCATGAGCCCCAGTGGGCGACCGCCGTCGCCCTTGAGCCCCATCATGCCTGCGATCGCGGCATCCAGACTGTCGCCGTCGAGTGTTGCATGGCTCTTGAATGCCATCTGCGGAAATCCGTAGCCCGCCGCACAGCGATACCGCACACCGTACAAATAAGCGTCTTTTATGAAGACGTGATCCGATGTGGCGGGGTTTTCCTGCGCCTCGAACTCGGGGGCGGTCCGCTCCTGGAAGATCAGCGGCTTGATCTCGCTCGATGTGGCCATGAGATACCAGGCGGGGGTCGAAGTCGTTCCGCCGTTGTTGTCATAGTTCGACCAGGTCGTGGCCGTGCCGGTGCCGTCGGCGTTGGGGGTAACCGGGTGATCGGTGTCAAAGAAGTTCTGACCGTCATAGCCCAGGGCCGCCTGCCCACCCTTCAGCAGGTCAGAAATCATGATGTCCGGGTGCTCGGCTGCAGCCTGGGCCATGCGGCGCGTGCGGATCGCGGACGTGCCGATGATGTCGTCCTCGATATGCGTGCGCTTCACATCGACCGTGCTCTCGAACGTCTTGTTCGCGATCTGGTAGGCGTGCTCTTTCATGGATTTCAAGGTGCGGTCACCGACCCATTCCCGCAGGGCAGGGAAATCGCCCAGCCAGTCGTAGGTGTTGATCGCGGTGCTGGACGGCACGACCATCGCGACATCGCGATAGAACGCCGCCGCACGCATCGCGTCGTAGGCGGTGGAATACTCCCGGCGCAGTTCGGTGCGAAGGGCCTGGAGCAGTGCATTGGTAATCAGGGCCATGGATCAGGCGTCCTTGTCTTTGGCGGCGAACGCCATGTGGGTTTCGGGATCCGTTCCGAACAGCTTGCAGATTTCCAGCACGGTCGCGTCGGGCGCGGCCTTGTCGGTCTTTTGCGTGTTCGTTTCGACGTTGACGTGGAAACGGTCGGGGGCGGTGCCCATCAGCGCGGTGAATTTCTCAACGCCGTTCGCCCGGCAGGTCGCCAGATGAAGCTCGCGGGATGCAGGCGCGGCCTTGCCCGCCGCGATGGCGGCGTCGACAACCGCGTGGATTTCCTGTTCCAGCGCGGCATCGGCGGCGGCATTTGCAGCGTTGAGCTGGTTCGTGACCAGATCGTAATCGGCGCGCGGCACGAACACCTCCGGGTCGGGTTGTCTGGCCGCGTTCAGCGCCGTCTCATGCGCCGCGTTCATTTCGTTGATCGCCGCCACCGCTTGGGCGAGCGTGGCATTTTCTTCAAGGCCAAGCGCCTGAAGTATCGCGTTGTCCATCGTGTCGTTCTCCTGCTGGGAATTGAGCGCCTTCAGCGTCAAATTGGGTTTGTGCACCAGCGCGACGCTGGACAGCCCCGACACCTCGCGGGTTTTCTTGTGCGTCCAGATCGACGGGCTCACGTACCGGTAGGCCTGCGCCTGCATCAGCGCGCGGCCCTGCTCCGTCCATTTGACCTGACCCCATACCGCCCCGTCGCGCACTTCGAGCGTCTCAACCCAGCCCATGGCCGGGGCGATGGTGCCGGGCGTGTCGCTTTCGCTGGCATGATCGATATCGATCACCATCGGCTGACCGGCGGCGTTGAACGCAGCGACCAGCGCATCGGGGTCAGTCACGCGGAACGACCGGCCATCGCGCCCGGTGATGACCGGGCCGCGTGGCAGGATCTCGATCGCCTCGGGCACGGAACCCGGCGCGCTGAAATTCAGCTCGATAATGGAATAACTGTCAGTCAGGATGTCGGTGTTCATGCGACGACCATCGCAGGCGCGCGCATCCCTGTGCGCCCCGAACGTTTTCGGGGGCAGGCCCTGGCCGATCCGGGGTTTTGGAAAGAGCCGCTCAGCGGCCCGTAGAGGCCCCTTGCCGGTCTGACCCTACGCGTTCCACTTGAAAACGCAAGATGGCGGTGCTGACCCGTTTAAAGGGTATTTAACGGCGGTCCTGCGGCCACGGGGAGGCTCCGACAGGTCACCTGCGCCGGAAAAATTCGGATATCGCCCCGATCTGGTCCAGGATCGGGGTATCTGCGGTGATCGCACCCGCCTCGATCAGGCGGCTGGCGTACCAGCTGCTGGCGATATCGCGCTCGACCTGGGCGCGCACGGCAGGGTCGGCCGCGGCCAGCTTCCCCGCCAGCATGTCGTGCATCCGGTCGACCCTCAATGCGCCCGGGTTGCCCATCCATGCGGGGTCCAGCCCGTCGGGAACCTGACGGACCTCGCCGGTGCGCCGGTTGCGCCGTTCGCGGGTCGGCACGCTGGGGGCCTGCCCGACGCCCAGGCGTTCGCCCTCGGTGCGGGTCAGCTGGCGCACCCAGCATTTGCAGTTCCAGCCGTTGGGCGGATACCACTGGGCCCAGAACGGATCGTCGGCGAGCAGCACCAGACCGTTCTTGGCCTGATGCGTGGGCCGGTGCCGTTCGGAAGGCCCCAGCTGGTAAAGCAGATAAGGCAGCGCGTCCTTCGTGCGCTGGATCCGCTCCCATTGCCCGGCCGCCCGCGCCGACCGCATGTTGCTGCG